GTCAGCTATGACGCTAAGAACGACTTGATCGGCGTGGTTAGAGGAGACGGAAGTTTTGAAGTTTTGAATCCCGCCCAAGCGTTGGCAGGCGATCATGATGTCCTTTATAGGATTGACTTAACACAATACGGTTTTAATTTGAATGCTCAAACCTTCCAATCCGCATGCCTGGATTTTCCTTATGTATATTGGCATTCTGGCGACTATGATATGCACGACTATCGCATGCTTTACTGCGTTAACGTGGTGCATGGTGGCAAGGAATTTGAACTGAATTACGACTTTTCTCAATCTCTTCCTTTAAGATATGACATAGTCGAGCCAGAAACAATCTGGATGCAACCAAGTGGGAAGTTACTAGCAAGTTTTAATTGCCATGACCCACAAGATGGAGAAAATACAGATCATACGCACGCCATGTTTGAGATTCCAGTAATCGCTAGACCAGCAATGAGTTTGCCTAAGGGAGAAATCCCCGAATAAATGGAAAGGAGTAGAAATGTCTGAAAGTAAATCGGCATCAGTCGTCTTTACGAACGGGAGACTTTTAGCCAAGAATGCCCAGAAAAAAGCTGACAACGCAAAATCAGCTGCGGAAAAAGCGCAAGAGCTGGCCTATAGCGCTCAGAAGACGGCCGACGGAAAGAATAGAGTTTTCAGAGGGTCAGATCCTGCCACGGTCCCGACGTCTGGATTACAAGAGGGTGACCTTTACTTCACCGACAATGCGTTGTACACCTGGACAGGCTCAGCCTGGGAGAAAACTGTCAGCGATACAACCGGCGCAGAAATCCACGCCAAGGTAGAGGCCGCCATGCAAGAAAGCCAAAAGGCGGTTGCAGACTTGAAGTCTAATGTCGAAGCCAAGGTCAAAAACCTCGATGATGAAATTGCAAAAAATAAAATCCAAACAGGCAACGCACTGAGCTTCTATAAAGAGCAGTACTATCTGTCTACCAGCTACACGGAATTGACTGGCGGTAGTTGGTCGGATGAGGTTCCTCCGAGAAAGGTGGAAGGCAAGTATGTCTGGAGCCGCTATGTCACAGCAAACGTTGGCGACCCGACCAACCATCAGTACAGTGACCCAGTTTGCATCAGCGGCCTTGATGGTGAGCAAGGTCCACAAGGTCCGCAAGGCTTGCCGAGTTACACGCACATTGCTTATGCAAACTCAGCAGACGGAAAAACGGGTTTTGATGTAAGTAATAGCACTGACAAAACTTACATCGGTGTCTATGTAGATTCGAATCCTACCGACAGTACCGATCCGACCAAATACAAGTGGACACTTATTAAGGGCGCAGACGGTGCTGACGGTGTTCCTGGTCCAAAGGGTGCGGATGGCCGGACTCCGTATTTTCACACTGCTTGGGCTTATAGTGCAGACGAAAAAATAGGTTTCACAACTGTTTATCCAAATATAAACTTGTTCACGGGAACCTCCGCCAAACCTTCTACAAGCACGGGGAGCAGTTGGAATATTACCGTTATCGGTGTATACAAGACACCTGAAATTGGCCAAGAATACACACTTTCTGTTGAAGTACCTAATGCCGACCACGATGTTCGGGTGGAAGTATTTAGCTGGAACAATGCAGGAGACAGAGTGAATAATCTCGGTAGCACCACGCTGAAAAGTCCTGGAGGAAAAGGTTATATAACATTTACTTGGCCAGATCCCGGAAATAGTGGTGCAACACAAATTGCAGCCAACTTGGCATGGATTAATCCCACAGATACGGGTACGTATTCATACTGTAAAGCCAAACTTGAAAAAGGTGACACCGCTACTCTATGGATGCCTTCAGCTAGTGAAGTTACAACTGATGATTACCCCGGCTATATTGGTCAATACACAGACTTCACACAAGCTGATAGTACTAATCCATCAGATTACACTTGGAGTCTGATTCGAGGAAAAGACGGTGCTCAAGGGACTCAAGGTCCGACTGGTGCTACTGGACCTCAAGGGCCTAAGGGTGAACCAGGTCAAACTGGCTTCTTTATCGGCACGACACCTCCACCAAACCCAGCTAAAGGTACGGTTTGGGCAACCACCGACTCATCTGGCAACATGAACAGCGCCAAGAAGTGGAACGGGTCTACTTGGGTCAGCACGGCCTTTACGCAGGACCTAGTTGCCGGAAACATCTCCGCTACCAAGATTGTTGGCGGGGAACTTGATGTAAACAAGATTACGGTAAAAAACGCCCAAAATATCCCGGTCTCCTCAACTGTTAGCTTAGGCGACAAGCTTAGCAGTATCGAGCAGGATGCGGGACAGATTAAGCTTACTAGCATGGCTGGGCAAGGGCTAGACTTAGTAGACGGTCTGGACGGTGAGTTTTTTATGGGTGGTGGTATACCAATTACAACTTGGAAAGACGGAAATGCTTACTTAGCTCTGCCAATTTCCGTAGGCGACTACTCCGAAGCTCTTCCACAAACGGGTACACAGTTTGCAACTCTCTATAATTTGGAAGCCGGCAAAACCTATACGCAATCGATTATTATCGAAACAGACGCCCAAATCAACCCCAGTGTACAACCCCAATGGACGTGGTTTGAAAATGGACCAGTAGCTTGGATTCACAATATACAACCGGCAGAACTGATCTCTTTGGGAAACAATTGCTATCGGTTAATTGGTTCTTACACGCCAAATGGCGATAACGCCAAATATTCATTACGAATTTTAGACATCTGGAATTTTACGTTATTCGTCAATGTCACTACTGGCACTTATCTCAAATTTAGGTCTCCGCACTTCTTCTGTGCTGACGACAGTAGCTTATCTCAGCTTAAACTCACCTCTGACAGTCTCAACGCTTATGTTAAAGGCTCAAAAGGTTCAAAAACTTTAGAAGCTATCCTTTCGATGGACCCCGACCACTCATCTATAGCCCAAGTGGTTAACGGACAAATAGCGGCAGCCATTGGCACATACTCTGATGGTACTGTAAGGATTGATGGTAAGGCTTTATATATCAACGCTCAGACTAAGATTGATGATGCGACCATCAAGTCAGCGATGATTGAAAGCATTGAGGCCGAAAAGATTAAGACAGGGACGCTTAATGCAGACAAAGTTGACATAATAAATTTGAATGCTGATAAGATTGCATCTGGCACGCTTAACGGGATGACCATAACGGGGTCGACCTTTATTGCCAACACCCAAAATGGCAATTTGTTTGGCAAACTATGGGACAAATACCAAGTTGTAGTAGAAAATGCCGGGATTGATATGACTGGCAGTTACACCATTGGCAACCAAGAGACTCAAGTAATAACTACCCTCACCGGCGGCGATCTTTACGTAGAACGAATAACCAACACTGTAGGCTCGGACTCCAACAATTGGACAAAATCCATTGATATTAACACCGACGGGCCAAATCCCTACATTAAGCTAGTTAATTCTGGCCCAGAACCTGGACGGTATGCTTCGACTTATGTGGGGTCTGATGCGGTTCAATCTGACATCGGTTCTTTCGGTAAATGGAATTTTAACGGCTACGAGGCACGTGCTGATGGCTCTCTCTACATTGCCAACTCTAATGGCACCAACTTCGATGGACATGGAGATGTTGGTTTCCAGGTTTGGAGTGGCATAGGATTGGGCAAGAGCACAATCTACACGCCAACTAGTGATCTATATATCCAGATTGGGAACGTTGGCCCAGCACTGGGTCAGTCCTACAGTAGCGCTGGTAAGGTCGATGTGCACTGCAACAGAGTAATTTCTAAAGTCGCCAACACGGTATCATCCAGATTGTCTGTCAAGACCGATATTACACCAGTATCTTATGACCGAGCACTTGCGGCCGTGAAAGGTACTGAGATGTACGATTATCGTTATATTGACGATGAAACTGGACAGCACTATGTTTCCGGTATCATCGATGACGTCAATCCGGATCCTCAGTACCATATGGACGAGATGCTCATTAATAAGGAGCGTACTGCCAGAATTGACGCCAACCTTGTCGGTTACCACCACGTGATTATTCAGAAACTGCTTGAAAGAGTAGCGGCATTAGAGGAAAAGATCAAATAATAGATCGTCAGATCTCCGCCAAAATTACAGCATTACTGACTTTTTTTAATACAAAGGAGCACAAAAATGGAAATTAATGTAGCATCAATTAACCAGTCCTTTGGCAAGGACGAACAAACCAGCCAAGTCATCGTAGCCCTTAACGGAAATTCAACTGATGGGAGTGGCGACTACCTCAGTTCTAGTGTCAACGTAACCAGCAAGGACTTGCCAGAAAGCACTAGCTTTGACGATGTGCTGGACAGCGAAATCGAAACACTTGCTCGCAATAAGCTGGCAGCTTATGCAGCTGGGGCAATGCCAATTAGAGTTTCCAGTATTGTCCGCAACTACGACCAGCAGACACACGAAATCTCCAATGTGGTCGTTTCCTTGTTGGGGAACGCAACCGATGGGAGTGGCGACTACATCAATTACCGCACGACGATCACCAAGGAAGACCTGCCGTCAGACAATACTTTTGCCACTATGACAGCCGGTGCTTTGAAGACCTTGGCTAAGGCCAAGCTGGTAGCAGTAACTAAAGTAGCATAGGAGGAAAGCAATGCAAATCTCATCTGAAAATTACATCACCGTTTTGACTGAACAGGTCAAGAGCTTGACCATCGAAAATGCCCAACTCAAGGCCCACATCTTGGACGTGGAAGCCAAGGCAAAGGAGGACAGTGATGGAAAGACTGAAGAAGGCAGTAGCCAACCTGCTGAATAGCCCGTTACATGCAATCGTCGGGCTTGACCTGCTGGCGACGGGGCTGATCCTGCTCATGCATCATAAATATTTCTTCTGGCCACCTTGGCCAGCATGGATAACGACAGTGGAAAACAATATCGTGGTCGGCTTGATTGGGATAGTGACCGGATTTGGCATGATCTACTGGGCAGTTAGCTCAAATAAAAGCATCAAACTTAATCAAATACTAATTCCGACTGCCAGTGCTTACTTTACACTTTTAGCAGTGACCGAGTTTCTGCACGGATTTTTCGCCCCACTCGGAACACCGCATATGTACACCAGCGCCTTGTCAGAGCTGATTATGACGTTTGTCACGCTTTACATGGCGAAGACCAGCCCCACGCGCCCTGACAGATAGGGGTGGTTCAAATAAATTGGAAAGATATAGTAGCCAAGGCTTTGCCACTCCTACCCACGCTGTTGATGTACTGGGCTTCATACCGCCTTAGCGTGGAAAAAAATGCCCAGGAAAAGAAGCGTGACGAGTTTACCCGACTCAACGCCGAAAACACAAGGCTGTCTGAGGATTTGGACCGCTATAGAAGACTGGTGGCGGCGAAAGAACGTGAAATCGCTAAATTGCAAAAAGAAATCGCTGAAATGCGAAGAAAATATATTACTGGAGCACCTATGACGGGTGCTCTTTTTGATGACAAAAAGAAAGAAGACAAAAAATGAGTATGACAGACTGGTTTAATTTAATCGTCGCAATCGGAACTGTTGCCCTGGCCGTGGTGGCTAGCGTCTATGTCCACTTGAAGGCCAAAATCGATACTAAGACGGCAGCTGGCAAGATTTTTGATGTAATTGGCAAGTTGGCTGTTTGGGCGGTAAATGAAGCTGAACATAGCCAGGATGGCGGTGCGGCTAAGCGTGAGTTTGCCGCCAAGCTGATCAGTGACCAGCTTAAGGCCAAGGGCATCACTGGAATCGACGAAAAAATGGTTTATGGGGCGGTAGAAACCGCCTGGAAGGAAGCAATCGAAAATGTCAAGTAAGACTTACGGCGTAGACGTAGCGAGCTATCAAGCTACGGACATGGCAGCTTACCACAAGGCTGGGGCTAGCTTCGCAATTGTTAAGTTGACGGAAGGCACCGACTACGTAAACCCTAAGGCAGATGCGCAAGTTAAGAGCTCTAGAGCTAACCACCTCTACACTCACGCCTACCACTTTGCGCGGTTTGGATCCTCTGTAAGCCAGGCTAAAAAGGAAGCAGCCTACTTTATCAAGCAAGCCAAGAAGGAAGACATCAGCCAGAAGCGGATGCTTTGGTTGGACTGGGAGTCTGGATCTGGGAACGTCGTGACCGGGCCTAAGGCGGACAACACCAGGGCGATTCTGGCCTTTATGGATGCAGTTAAGGCTGCAGGGTGGCGTCCTGGGCTCTACAGTGGTGCATCCCTGATGCGGACGGCGATTGACACTGCGCAGGTGGTCAAGAAGTATGGCACCTGCCTCTGGGTGGCAAGCTATCCGACCATGGCGGCAGTCTCCACCGCAGACTTTGGCTATTTCCCAAGCATGGACGGGGTCGCCATCTGGCAGTTCACCAGCAACTGGAAGGGCCTGGGTGTAGACGGCAATGTGGCGGTGGCAAGCATCGATGCTACCACCGCGGCGCCTGCACCAAAACCTAAGCCAAAGCCTAAAGCCACCTCTACCGACTCTGCCGAGTTTAAGCACGTAGTCAAGGTAAAGAGCCTTGGAGCAGGCAAAGCAAACTGGAAGGTGCGTCTGCTCTCCAAGGACGGTCACTACACCGACTCATACGTACCGCAGGGATCTTCCTGGAAGACGGCCAAGGTCATGACGATCAAGGGCAAGAAGTGCTACCTGATAGGTAAAGACCTGTGGATTCCAGATGAGTTTGTAACACTCACTAAATAGAAAGTAAGCAATTATAGCCTCGAGACGCTCAGCAGCGCCTTGGGGCTATTTTTTTGTGCACTTTTTTCTAAAAAATCTCCAAAAAAGCTTGTATCTACGTTTAAACGTAGTATACTATAGTTGTAAGCAAGAACGAGACAAACGGAGGAAACAAAAATGACTACTAAGAAGGAAATCATGGTAAAAGCTTGGGAAATCGCTAGAGAAGGCCAAAAGGAATTCGGCGGCAAGGTACGTGAATACTTTGCTCAAGCCCTCAAGATGGCTTGGGCACAAGCTAAGAGCGGCCTTGATATCGAAGCTTTGGAAAAGAAGGGCTTCCACCGTTGGACTAAGGGCAACATGGACCGCCTGTACTTCAACATCGAACGTAGCGGTCACATGGATGTTGACCACTACAAGACTGGCAACATCAGTCACGCTGCTATCGATGGCGAAGAGATCAGCCACCGCTTCGCAGGTCAAATCCTCAGTGTTAAGTGCTTTATCGACCTGAAGCACGAAAACAAGCTGGTCATCCAATACGGCGGTCCGGAAGCACGGGAAGTCGTAGAAAATATTGTTAAAAAAGCGCTTGCTTAGACTTGCATATACGTTAAAACGTAGTATAATGATAATTGTAAGGAGGAAAACAAAATGACTATGACTAAAGAACAGTTTAAGAACTCAATTATTGATGGCATCAAGGCTGGGCGCCTTGATCCATGTAACGGAGTGGAATTTGGGGAGATCTACACTGATCTTCCCCAGTACTACTGGTGTGTCGAGGACGACGAAGTAACGGAGGAATCTCCGTTTTACACTGACGATGAGCAGCCAAAGTTCCGTTTCGGCGTCTCAATCAGCGACATCGAGAACTTCACCGAAAAGGACTTCGGGGAACTCTCAGACGATGAAATTAAGCAAGCTTTGCTTGACATCATCGATGAATATGGCGTTGATGACTGGTATGATCAGTACCAGGAGGCCTAGATGAAGACCTCACCAGCACAGGCTAGAGCCCGTGATAAGTGGGACGCCGAGCACAGAGACGTAAAGCGCAAAGCAACCGCGAAATCTCAAACAAAGCGGTTTATACTAAAGCTAGCCAACGAAGACGACCTCAGAGAGGTATGCCAGTGGCTAGTACAAAGAAAAAATAGAGGAAAATAAAAATGACAAAATTAGAAGAAGAAGAAACCACCTACTACGTAGTTAACACCGCAGACGACGGTAGCGATGCTTATGCCGTACAGTTTAACGACAAGACAGAAGCCGAAAAGTATTTGCACACTGAGCGATACAATTTCCGTGAGCGGGAGCTTCTGACCGAAGACAAATTCCTGGCCACCTGGTCTAAGCCAGCTGAAGATTATGCCAGCGAAGAAGACGCCAACCAAGACGGCTATGTCTGGGATGACGGCTTCGAGAGATGGTTGGAAATCCCGATCAAAAACGCTTGACGATCAAACGCTTACGCGTTAATATAAAAGCATAACTTCCCCACTTTTGTGGGGGTGATCCGGAGGACACTGTTAAGCATCTGGATCTTTATAATTACTTCCTCACTTCAGTGGGGCTAAGCGGATCCTTCGGGGTCCGCTTTTTTGATGATAGGAGAAATAAAAATGAACACCTTATCGATTGAATATGATACTCTGAAGTGCGGTGATACCTCGCACAGCTTTGTCTTGTCCGCGGCTGAAGACGGCATCACGCAAACCTTTACCGACGCAAGCCAGGTGGTGGTCAAGGTGGGGGACTCCAACTTAAAGCAGGTGGCCACCCTGGACACTTTGGTAAACGACGACGGGTCGCTGATCGCATCCTCAGCCAATTTGGCTGGCCTGCCAGCAGGGCAGTACTCCGTTGAGTTATGGCAGACAACTGACACGGGGGTAGTAGTCTACCCGTCTAACGGCCAGGCGATCATCACGCTAATGCCATCTATTAACTAGAAATTTAACTAGAAACGATGAAACAAGGGGAAACACGGAGAAACACGTTCCCGGCGTTCAAGCCAAGATGAAACGCCCAGAAACACCCATAAACAGTGCCGGCAGAACCCCTCATCTCCATAACTAAAAGAAAGAGCCTTGAGAAATCAACATTCTCAAGGCCTTTTTTGATTTTTAACTAGATTTTAACTAGAAAAGGCGATTTAAAACCCTTTTCACATTCTGCTGACCTTCCTGGGTGGCGTGCATATAGATCTCCATCGTGATGTCAATTGACTCGTGACCCAGGATCGCCTGGACATCAGTCGGCTTGATTGATGGATCAGCCGTGATGAGCAGGGACGCAAAAGTGTGGCGGAAGCCGTGGATCCGGATCTGTCGGAGGTCTGGATCATGCTTATAAACAGCCTGAAGCCATTGATCTGGCTTACTAAGGCGGAGATAGTTGCCATCCAACGTGTGAAAAAGGTGCGGGCAGAGATCGCTATGGTAGTCTTTTAAAACAGCTGCCATCTGGTCAGTCAGTGGCACCGTGCGGATCCCAGCCTTAGTCTTTGGCGGCTGGATCCCAAACTTACCACCCAGGCCATAGGCAAGGGTTTTTGTGACAGAAATTTGGCCTTGGTCGTAGTCGATGTCGGACCAGTCCAGGGCAAGTGCTTCGCCTTTTCGCAGGCCAGTGGTAGCCAGGAGCATAAAAAAGGTGTAAGTCCGGAGTCCTACCTCTTTAGCGTCCTGCAAGAAGCGAGTCAGCTCATCTCTACTATAATAGTTGGTGCTGATGTCTCTGCGAGGTCTGGAAGTAGCTTTGGGCATGATGATCTGCCGGACCGGGTTAACTTTGCAGTAGTCTAGCCGCTTGGCAAATTCGAAGAGAGTCCCCAGTAGGCGTACGACTACCTTGTAGTTAACCAGTTTGGTCGCCAGCTCATTTGCCCAGAGTTGGACAGTGGCCGTCTTGATCGAGCTGATCCGTTTATCTCCGAAAGCGGGCTTTATGTGAACCCTGTAGCTAGTCAGCGTTTTGTTTGCTGTCGACTCTTTGACGCCTCCCTTATAGCTATCAAACCAGAGCGACCAGACTTCTTCCACGGCCGCTTTTTTTGGTGCTTTGGCGGCCAGGCCTTGGGCTTTCAAGCGGTTAAAAGCTGCTGACGCTTGGGCGTAAGAGTCAAAGCCACTCCGGGTGGTGTTGACTGACTTTCCGTTTTCATCCTGGCCAAGATAGACTTGAAATTTATATTTTGTCTGTCCACGGCTGGTGTATTTTTTGATTGCTGGGTTACGTTTCGGCATTTTTATTCACCCAAATATTCAAACTTCCCCCAGTTGCTTTTGGCTAGTTCATTTCCAGATTGGTCATAAATATGGACAAAAGCCGTGGATTGCTCGGTATACTTTTTATATTTGTTGAAATCATCAACAGCTAACTGCCAGTAGTTTTTGCACAGTCTTTCCTTGTCATCCTTTTCTTCCAAGTAGGAATTAGACAGATAAATGTTGATATCTCTTCCTACTACTTCACTTTTAACCACCGCTAACTCGAAATCCTTAGGATACTGAGAAACGGCTTTAACTAGCCGCTCATTGTCTTCAGATTCCTTGGCTAATTCGGATGATGATGAGGATGAGGAGGATGATGAGGAAGAGGATGATGAGGAAGATGACGAGACAGAAGAAGATGAGGATGATGAACTTGGCTTTTTAGAGCTCTGTTTATGTGCCTTTTTAACAGTTTTTGGAGATGAGTCTTGCTCTGGTGACACGGCTTCTTCTACAGCACCAATGGCATACAGGCCAAGGAAAATTAGCATTCCGATTTGCCATTTCTTTAATTTCTTCTTTTCCATTTTTTTACCTCCTATTATATGGTTAAAGCTACACATAGCTTCTAGTTTAGAGCCTTCAAGCAATCGGGCTATCTTCCATAAGGTGGGTTAAATTCTGTCACGCATCAGCTTAATTGCTTTGCCGATTATCCTGCCGGGGTGCTGAGCATCTAAAACAAGCGGATCATAATCTCGATTATCTGGCATCAACCAAATCGAGTCGCCTATGTGCTTGATTCGCTTTAGAGTCGCTTTGGTCTGATCGTCTACAAGCACGGCAGCCACCTGGCCATCTTCGACGTCCGGTGTTGGTTCGATTACTACTTTATCTCCATCCATAATTGACGGCTCCATGCTGCTTCCTTCGCAGACTAGCGCAAAAGCGTCTGCAGGAATTGGCTCTGGCACGTTAATATAGTCAACGATGTTTTCATCTGCATCAATAGGATCACCACAAGCAATCGTGCCAATGACGGGGATGCAAGCCGCATTTTTTTGCAGGGATGAAGCGTTTGACGGCTGAGACTCATTAAAGAAGTAATCGATATCAACATTAAAAAATTGAGCCACTTGGTTCAAAGATGAAAGTTTTGGCTCTTCGCGGTCGTTTTCCCATTTGGATAAACGGCCTTTAGTGAATCCGGATGAACTGTTTCTAGAGTTTAGCTGATTGGCTAGTTCTTCCAAAGTCATTTGTTTAGATTTTCTTAGCGATCTAATTCTTGTTCCAATTGACATAGTCCTCACTCCTTTAGTACTATTATCCTCTTTTTGTTGCGCACTGAGAAACTTTTTTAGAAAAAATATAAAAAGTTGTTGACAGCGAAACAGCTAAGGCGTAGTATATATAGTGAAAGTTGCGAAAGAGCTAACTTTTAAAATCACAAAAGGAGGGCAAGGGCATTAATGACAAAAATGGAGACAAAGCCGTACTACGGCTTGATGGACGCCATGGCACGCCGAAACATTACCCAAAGCGAATTGGCTGACTTGATTAATGTTAGCAAAGCTACATTTAGCCGAAAAATAAACAGAAAAGATGGTCAGGACTTCTACTATTCAGAAGCCGACGCCATCTCTAAGAAGATTGGCATATCAATCGCTGATTTTTATTAGTTAAAAAGTTGCGAAGGGAACAACGTTATGGAAAACGAAGTTAAAATTTTTGAAAACAACGGTCGTGGAATTAGCCTGCCAGTAAAAGAAGTAGGCGGCCAAGTTTACTTTGAAGCCGAAGCATCAGCAATTGGACTGGGAATTAGCCAAATCAAGAACGGGAAGGTTTATGTACGTTGGGAGAACGTGTCGAAGTATCTTTCCCAACATGTTGGGAAAGGCGATTGGATCACCGAACCACAATTCTACAAACTAGCCTTCAAGGCAAGCAATGATATTGCCGAGAAATTCCAAGAATGGGTGGCTAGCGAAGTCTTGCCGTCAATCCGCAAGCACGGGGCTTACATGACTGACGCCAAGGCCGAAGCAATCGTAACGGACAAGTCAGCCCTGGCGGACCTGCTCCAACAAGCAGCCGACCAACTTAAAGCCAAGGATCTTCAGATCGCAGAGCTTAAGCCCAAAGCGCTGTTCGCCGACAGCGTAGCGGCAAGCAAATCCACGGTCTTGGTCGGGGAACTAGCCAAGATCCTACGCGGAAACGGCGTCGACATCGGCGCGAACCGGCTGTTCGCGTGGATGCGGGAAAACGGCTACTTGATCTCCAGAAAGGGCTCCGACTGGAACATGCCTACCCAGCGGGCTATGGACATGGGCCTCTTTAAGATCAAAGAGACCACGATCAACCATAGCAACGGGGTGACGACGGTCAGCAAGACGCCAAAAGTCACTGGCAAGGGGCAACAGTACTTTATCAACAAGCTGTTGAAGAAGAACGTGAAGAGCGCTTAGCGTGCTTCTCCAGAGAGGAGGGGAGGCGATGACCGAGTATCTCACGACCGTTAAAGCGGCCGAGTATCTGGGAGTCTCCAGAACGACTTTTTGGAGACTCCGCAAAGGACATCCACTAAAAGCTTACTTTTTCGAAGCGTCACCTCGCTTTAAGCGAAGTGACCTCGACAAGTGGGCAGAGCAGTTTAAGGAGGAATAATTATGATTAGCGTTTGGGAAGGGATTGCGTGGGCCATCATCGGTTTGTTAGCTGGGATTGTCTTGGGCGATCCCGACAAAAAGAAATATTTCAATTAAGGATGTGATAACGTGAGCAAGCAAACGATTAAGAAGCTAATTAAAGCTTCAAATGCTTTTCTTGGTAACGACAAAAAAAGCTACTCCCGCAAAGCGGAAGTAGCCAGCAAATTTAAAATGGCGATCTCGCACATCGCCTAGAAAGAGTATATCATGATCAGCTTTAACGGTCACGTGGAGGCCTTAATTAAGGCTTCCAACGAGTTTGAAGACGAATTATACGCCTGGGCAACTCAGTCAACCAAGACACCTAACCAGGCGATTGACAAGATTAAGCGGGTGATGGCAGAAGAGTGGCCTGATGGCTATGCTGCCAACCGTGACTCAGTCATCAAGATCAGTCTGCTTCGCAAAGAGGCAGAAGACGTAATCTGGCGAATTAAAAAGGAGGCATTAGCCCGTCCATGGGATACGAGCTCCGAAACTACCAAAAAGAGCTGATTGACCGGATCCGCCAATCTCTGGCCAGTGGCCACCGCCACATTATCGTCCAAAGTCCGCCTCGAACGGGCAAGACGGTGGTGATGGCGGAAATTGCCAGGCGTACGACCGACAAAGGAAATCACGTCTGCTTTATCATCCACCGCAGGGAAGTTCTGGCCCAAGCCAAAGCCACCTTCGAAGAGCAGGGAGTGGATCCCAATCTTCTGGAGGCCGGCATGGTCCAGAGCTTGACCAGGCATGTGGATGCGATGCAAGCACCAGAGGTGATTCTCATTGATGAAGCCCACCACGCTCTCGCCAAATCCTACAGGCGGATCCTGGAGGCCTTTCCCCAAGCTTATGTCCTGCTTTTTACGGCCACTCCAGTCCGGACGGGCCGGAATCAGCTTGATCAGATCGCTGACGACATCATTGTCGGCAAATCGATCAAAGAGCTGACTGAGCAGGGATTCCTGGCCCCGTTTAAGTACTTCGGAGCCAAGGATAAGGATGTGGATGAAAAGAAACTCCGGCGCTCATCGACTGGCGATTACGTCGCTGCATCGATAGAAGATGCCGTAAGTCACAAGATCTACTCCCACACAGTGGACGAGTACTTGGACAAGGCTGACGGCAAGCAAGCGGTGGTCTACACCTACTCAGTAGAGGCTGCTAACCACCTTTCCGACGAATTTAACGACCGAGGGATCACGGCAGAAGCCGTTGATGCAACCACCCCCGCGCTGGTCAGAGATGACGCAGTAAAGAGATTTAGAGATCAGAAACTAAAAATCCTGGTCAACGTGAACCTCTTTACGGAAGGAATTGACCTGCCCAACGTCGACTGTGTGATCATGGTCAGACCGACCATGTCGCTGGCGCTTTACATGCAATTCAGCATGCGGTGCCTCAATCCCCGGCCTGGCAAGACCGCAGTCATCATAGACCAGGTCGGCAACTGGGAGAGATTTGGTCTGCCAAACACCGATCGGGACTGGAAAGCCCTGGCCAAGAGCAAAGCAGGCCCGACCAAGTCCTTAAAGCGTGGTGGTATCCAGGTGATCCAGTGTCCTGACTGCTTCGGAGTTATTGAAAAGAGCGAGGTAGAAGACAACGCCTGCCCGCTATGCGGCTACTCCCCGTTGGTCAAAAAGTGCGGCTATGCAGAACAGAAAGCAGAGCTGCTTGAGATCACGGAAAGCGACCAAGTCAAGCGGATCAAAAAAATTATCAGCGACCAGGTGCTGATGAATGTCGTTGGAAAACGGATCGATCAGCTCCAGAGTCGCAAGGAATTTGAAGCCTACGCCAAACTCCACGGCTATAAGCCAGGATGGGTTTGGTACATGTGGGATCGAAAGAAGAAAGGAAGAATTTAATGTTTACATTGCCAAAGGATGAAACACTTCATCCGAAGCGTCAGCCGAAGAACTTTTTCATCTACGGGGCCACGATGAGTGGAAAGAGCTTCTTTTCAAGCTATTTCCCGCATCCACTGGTCCTGAACACCGATGGAAACTCAGCCCAGGGCACTGCTCCGTCCATCCAGATTCGGAACGTCCGGAACAAGGATGGCAGTTTAAAGAAGGGCTGCATCGAACAACTGGATGAAATCATTACAGCCCTCCAGCAGCCGGGAGTGACGTTTCAGACGATCGTAGTAGACGTCACCGAAGACATCTGCACCATGATTGAACAGGAAATTTGCATGGCTCACGGTGTCCGTACAATTGGGGACATCCCCTATGGTACTGGCTACGCTGAGTTAAGCGCCTGTATCCAGCAGTTCGTTATGGATTTAAAGGCGTTGCCTATGAACATCATTTACATCTCCAGAGAGCTGGAAATTGTAGACGACCAAGGCAAAACAAAAACCATGCCTGCCTTGAAGTCACGCTACTACAACATCGTGAACGGAAACTGCGACCTGGTAGTGAGAACCTTCAAAATTGGCGATCAGCACTATCGGACGATAGTCGACAAAAGAGCTGACTACAATGCAGAGGACATCGAAGACAAGAGAATCCGGCAGTTACTGGAAAGCTGCCAGAACATGTTTAAGAAAAGTAAATAATTTAGGAGGAAACAATTATGTCAATGTTAGATGTACTTAAGAGTTTGGAAAGTGAACATTTTGACGCAAAGAAGGGTAAGGTATCAGACGGCATCGAAGCCCTGCCAGAAGGTACCTACAACTGCGTTTTGAAGAGTGTGACGCACCGGGCCAAGAACGGTCGTGGTTTCCTCATGTTTGGCCTTGAAGTAGTCGATGGTGACTATGCTGGCCGGACCGAATCAATTTTCCCGACGCTGGAGCAGACCACCAGCAAGGGCAACCCAATGCCCGACTTCGTACTTGCCCGGTCAATCAAGACCATCAAGATCATTGGGGCTATGGTCGGCCTGGACGTGCCAAATCAATGCTTCCTGGATGATGATGCCGATGTCAACTACGATTCCATCGAGAAGGCCTTTGACGACTTTGAGGGCAAGATACTGCAGATGACGATCAAGCTGAGTCCAAACAAAAAGAACCCAGACCAGCCTTACCGCAATTACGAATTTGCCCCAGCTGAGCAGCCGAAGGTGGCAGAGGTCGAGGTTGATCCGTTTGCCCAGGACGCTGGTGCTGAGGTAGACGAGTCAGACTTGCCATTCTAGGGGGCAAAAATGGAAAACTTGGTTAACTATGCGAAAAGCTATGCGTCACATGGCTTCAGCGTAATCCCAATCGTAAACAAGAGGCCGCTGGTCAAGTTTGCCAACAGGCCAGCTTTGACTAAAGAAGAAATCGACGCCATTTGGACCAAGCATCCAACGGCATCGATTGCCCTGCAGACCAGAGAATTTCTGGTTATCGACGTTGACCGCCATGAAGGTGGCGACGGCATGGAGTCGATCAAAGCCCTGGGCCACAACGAGTGGTTCAAGGACACGCTCTGCGAGCGGACACACTCCGGAGGCTTCCATTTCTATTTTCGGAAACCCGCCAAGCAGACTATCACGCAGAACATAGGCTTTTTGCCAAACGTTGACCTCAAAGCCCACGATAATAATTACGTGGTGGTGGCACCGTCACCGGGGTACAAGTGGCTTAACCACGCCCCAATCCAGCCTTTACCGGACGGGTTGCTGGAGCTGATTCTTAAAAAGCAAGCCGAAAGCAAGCCATCGGTAGGAGTGGAAGCAGGCTATAAGGTCGATTCCAAGTCGGCAACCACCGCTCTCTTTGAGCAAATTGTCGACGGCTTGGGCGCTACAGGTGGCCGAAACAACGCTCTGGCGTCGTTTGTAGGTGGTCTGCTATACCGGGGGGTGGATCCTTACAAAGCCGCTCAGCTGGCCGTCTTGGCCAACGAGAACACGCAAGATAAGTTGACCACCGCTGAGGTGGAGAGAACTGTTAATTCAATGATTGAAAAGGAACTGCGAAGAAGGGAGGGCACCGATGAGTGAGAAGATGCACATCGCGGAAGACAAGGCAGACAAGCTTAAGAAGGTCCAGTCCAAGAAAAAAATGAACTTTATCTTGAACGCTCAAGACCAGGTAAAATCGACCAGTTTAGCCAATGTAGCGTTGATCTTGCGCCTGGACCCACATCTGGCAGGTGTGTTCCGATGGAACGTTTTTACTGAGGCCATCGACGCCACCAAGGACGTCAAGATCGACCTCAGCAAGTGGAACATGCCAAATATCCATATCAAAAAGGGGCCAGTCAATGACCATGTGATCGACGACATCGCTTTATATTGTGATATTTATCCCGACTACAGGGTAGCGTTTAAAACTCCCCTTATCCTGCAAGCGCTGGGGACAGTAGCTCGTGACCAAGCTTATAACCCGGTCACTGACTACCTCAAGAGCTGTTATAAGAAGTGGGATAAAAAGCCCAGAATTACCGACTTCCTGCCGGATTACCTGGGCGCAGACCACACCCCTGCTAATGACTTGATTATCAAACTGGTGCTAATGGGTGTGGTAGCCAAGGCCGCCAACCCTAACACCAAGTTTGACTGGGTGCTGGACTTCGTCGGCGGTCAAGGCGTCGGCAAAACCACGCTTCTCATGAAGCTGGCACCGCCAGGAACCTATACCGACCAGTTCTTAAGCTTTACGGACAAGGATGACTTCGCGGCCATGCGCAACGCCTTGATCGTCAACGATGACGAAATGACAGTTTCAAACAGAACTTCTTTCGAAGAAATAAAGAAATTCATTACCATGAAGGAATTTACTTATAGACCACCATATGCCCGGTCAAATGAAACATTCAAAAAGAAGTTCATTCTGTTCAGAACTACGAACGAGATCCGACACCTCAAGGACAAATCCGGCGACCGACGGTTTCTGTCGATCATGTGCCACCGGGAACAGCAGAAGATGCATCCCGTGACCGACCTGGGCCAGGACTACATCGACCAGATCTGGGGAGAAGCAGTACATCTCTATAAGACGACTGCTGATCCGTTCAAACTTACGCCTGAGCAGAACGAGCTCTTGGATGAGTCCAGACAGCAGTTCATGTATACCACCGCCTTGGAGGACAACCTCAGAGATGCTCTGACCAACGACTTTGCAGACCGAACGTTTATTTCAAACAACGAGCTCTGGACGGACCTGCAGGTCATCGGCGGTGGCACTCCACTGACGGGAAATCAAAAGGAAAAGATCCGCTACTACATGGAACACCTTGGGTGGTCAGTAGGTGCGGTTCGCAAGGTAAAATCTGGAAATTCACGCAAGTCTTTGCGCGGATTTGCTAGATAGGTGTAGTCAGATGTAGTCAGATGTAGTCGCCTTTAGCCCTTTGGAGAGTAAGGATTATATGATATTGACTACATGACTACGCCTATATATAACTATAGAAATTATATAAGAAGGGGAGGAGGAGGGATATTTATATAATGTTGCAGACGATGTAGTCATGTAGTCATTCCGCCAAATCTCTTGGGAGAGTAAGGCTCAAGGCGACTACATGGTGACTAAAATGACTACACATAAGGGAAGAAAGGATACTAACAATGATCGGTAAAGATTATGGGCTTTTAGGCAAGATTGACGACTTGTCAGCAAATTTGTGGAGCGAATATAGCTACTCGCTCGAAGATTCTGGCGATTGGGAGCTTTCCGATTCGTCAGATCTACTGATCGCTTGGTTAGTAGCAACTAATCGGTGCACGATGGATGACCTAGAAGCAGGACTTAAGGTCTTTGAAAAGATCGGAGATCGTGCGATTACTGCGCATAACAGTAACATGGAATTCGGCCCAGATGACTTCATTGAAGCCGTTATGAGCGAGGCAAAGGAGAAAAAACGATGACGAAGTGGATTGATAACATTGAGAGCCCGGTGGTCTGGGCAGTAATGGTAGAAAAGGACGGACAACTGCAGATGTGCAGAGCAGGCAGTCATCCAATGATCTATGTCAGCCAGGCCATGGCTAGGGCTCAGATGAGGCGGCTAAAGACTGAAGGCTGCGTGCGGCCTTTGAAGATTGTCTGCTATACTGCGGATTCAGAGATTTTAAACTGGAGGGATTAATTATGAACGATATTCAATGTGGGGCAGGCACTCGCCTCACCTATCACGAGTTCTTCGAGAAATTCAACGCGATTACTCGCGGCTATCACGCTCGTGTAATTGCCACCCAAGATGGGGAACCTGTTGGGGTGATTATCGTCTTAGAATACGATGGCAGTTCGATGGCTATGCTTGGTTCTGAAGCCAGCACCTGGACTTTCAACGACTCGGCTTTTGACTGGGGAGAGCTGGATCTTATGGCACAATTGGCGACTACTTCGCCAGAGCTTCGGGGAGGAATTAATAATGGGGACTAACATCTACACCTTAGATGGCAATTTGATCTACACGCAAATGAATTACCAAACAATTAGAAGTTGGCTGCTTATTGAAAGACCATTGGTCGAACCATATATTGAAGTCCCTGGAACTGAGGGAAACAACTATTTGATTAAGGTTGACAATATCAGTTGCGTCGAACAGGAATTGCCAGGCTATGAGGAGGAAAAGAAATGATCAGAACTAGAATCTACCCGGTTACGGGCTTACACATTGATGTTCAGGAACCGGTGGAAGAGGTTAGAAAGATGCTGCAATGCTCAGAGGATGGTTGTTTTATCGCTTTTACGCTTGAAGACGGGGAACCAGTCTATATTGCACGTGACCACATTGTTTCTTTTTTTAAGTTCTAAGGTGATCAAAATGAGTAAATGGGCCCACGAGTGAGAAGCGCAGTCGAATAATGCGAGAATCCGATATTCAAAAACTCACCATGGTGGCCTTGACTAAGGCGGGATGTAAGGTATTTCGAGCCAATGCGGGCAAGTTCCTTAGCATGGACGGGAAGCATATTATCCAGGGCCTGCCAAACGGTTTTTTCGACCTTTTTGGTTTTAAGACTGATGACCACCAGGTGTTTTTTATCGAAATGAAAACTAAAACGGGGCGACCAAGGGAAAGCCAAAAGCGATTCCATGAGATGCTCACCAGCTGCGGTGTCATTCATGGAATTGCTAGGTCGCCAGAAGACGCGGTAAAGATTGTTAGAGAGGAGTTGATTGGTTATGGCTTTTAATGGACAGGCTTTAAATGAAATTTTTGACTGGTGGTTCTACCACGGAAATCCGAAGATCAGCATTTGGCTAGACTATGGCGGCGAGCTGTTCTTCTACGATAACGACCAAGAAAAGCGCGTGGCACGCGTTATGCGGTTGGGTGATGGATCATGTTTTCTGGATTACGATGTTAAGGATTGTCCTTTTACGGATCAAGAGCATCAGAAACTGGCAGAATTTGTGAGGGATAATTACGAGGGCAAATAATGCAAAGTTTTACGATTAGTCTCAGCTGGGGAGTTTGGATCCTGGTCACTATTTGGCTGCTGTTAAAGCCGAATTGGCTTAGCTTCCTAGCCTGGTTAGCGCTTATGGCGACCAGTTTCGCCAGCATTTATTTAGCGGGGTAAAGAAAATGGAAAAGGTATTCTATCCGACAAAGTACGGAGCGCAATCACGCTTCAAGCTAGCGGGAAACACGCCAGCATCGATTGTCAGCTGGGTTAAAGCCCAGCCAAGAGCGGTCTATGGCATAGAGCGCAAGATTGATGGACTAGAAATCGTGGTCAGCAAGCAAGGGCGGCGCAAGCTTATTCCCTGGTGCTGGATCGTTGGTTTAAGACAAGCGGGGTATAACTATGGACTTCCACTGTAACTGGTGCGGAACTGTTATGGAAAAAGGGGACAGTTATCTGGAGTATCAAGGATTAGGTTTTTGCAGTTCAGAGTGCGCAACGGACTACATCATGAGTGACACAGAATTACTGGAGAAAGTAGTAGGGGAGGATGATCGATTTTGAATTTCGGTTTTGGTTTTGAAGTTAAACAGACAGCCCAGGGCTACCATGTTGCCAAATCTGGGTTCGACTTGATGATCAGCAGGGAATTTATGCAGGCGATGGATTACACCGAGCTGCGGAGGATCGAGCTGGTCATCCGCGACCTAATGAAGGGCTAATCTTATGGACGACCTGGAACTGGACCCACGGCTTACCGCTAGAAAGGTGGACCAGTACCTTAAACACGAATTTGAACGGTATCTTCGTGAATGCGGTGCTCATAGGTCCGATATAAGCTCCCCTAGCATGTCTGGTATGCCCTCTGGCACGATTGCCAACAACCAGGAAAACAAGGTCATAGAGGGCTTATATGCGGCATCAGTGGTCGACTGTATTAAGCACACGATTGCCAACTGCTCAGATTACGATATCCGCAAGCCCTACAAGATCATCCTGGTGGACTGCTACCTCAATGGCATGCAGGGATTTAAAATCGCTCAAAAAATTGGCTATTCAGATCGGCAATTTGCGAATAAAAAGCGGATGGCGCTTTGCGAGTTCGCAGACCGCTTTGAGTATTGGAAGATAGTGTTTAAGGTACAAGATCAACCTTGTTTGCAAGTGCCAAAAGTTGCATAAAGTATGCACACAACATGCAACACAAAAGAGATATTATAGTAATGTAAACAAAAAACAAAAAGGTTTACTAGCAGTACGTTGAACAACTTAGTCATAATTGCTGTAGGCGGGTTCGACTCCCGTCTGCGGCTTTGCCTGGTGGCTAATCACCGGGCATTTTTCCCTAATAACTTATTCCTCTAATTCCTAAATTCCTATTCCGTTTTTCATGAATACATCACACATTACATTTAGCTGGTTGGGTAGTGTCATCTCCTTCTAATATTTTTACCGATACATAACAGCACTGTCATTAAATACTCGACACGGCAGGTTCGATTCCTGCACCAGCTTTAGCCCCTTTGGGGCCTAGAAAAAACGTAAACACTATTTCTTGTTTAATTATTTTTTAAATCCAAAAAAGTTTAGCTGGTTCCAGTGGTTCGATTCCACTGGGATCCATAACCCTTCTAAGCCACCACCATCCCAGGTGAGGTTTAGTTAAGCGAAGACGGTGGACTATCAGACACCAGAGCGGGTGAGTTTCAGATTTATAGCATGGCCTGGTGGCCGTGCTTTTTTGTTTCAGTAAGAAAGGTGGTGGCAGTCCTGAAGCTCACAATAAAACAGAAAAAATTTGCTGATGAATACATCCGGCTCGGCAACTCCACACAGGCTGCCATCAATGCTGGATATTCCAAAAAAACAGCGCGGCAAATAGGCGCAGATAACTTGTCAAAAGCTTACATTCGTGAATATGTCAATGAAAAAATGGATGCTTTGGACAAAAAGAAAACCATGCAGATCAAGGAAATCATGGAAGAGCTGACGTCTATTGCCCGTGGCGAAATCAAAGAAGAGCGCTTAGACAAGGACGGCGGCATTGTGAAAACACGTCCGCTTTTTGCGGATCGTCTTAAAGCTATGGACCTGCTTGGCAAGCGCTACGGCATGTGGAATGGGATGGCGCAGGAAGCTGAATCTCAAACCGTTATTATTGACGACATGACGGATGGTGAAGATGATGAAGGTTAGACTGACAGATCAGATTAACCCACACTTTCGCAAGCTCTGGAACACAGACAAGCCTTACGTCATTGCTAAAGGAGGCCGTGGCAGCTTTAAATCATCAGTGATCAGCATTAAGCTGGTCTTCGACATGATCAAGGCTATCACTAACGGACACCGTGCAAATGTGGTCTGCATCCGTGAAAATGCCAGTTATCTTAGAGATTCAGTCTATAACCAAATTCTCTGGGCGCTGGACATCCTTAAGGTCGGCGACCAGTTCCGAACCAGGACGAGCCCTTTAAAGATTGAACACATTCAATCCGGGTCAGCCTTTTATTTTTATGGTGCAAACGACCCGATGAAATTGAAATCCAACAATGTCGGCAATGTTATTGCACTCTGGTTTGAAGAGTTTAGCAATCTTAAAAACATCGACGTGTTCGACCAGGCTGTCCCGACTTTCATTCGCCAAAAACCCGCCTGGCTAGATCAAGCCAAGGTTTACTGCTCATACAACCCGCCAAAAAATCCATATCTGTGGATAAACGAATGGATAACTCAAAAAGAGAATGACCCAAACTTTTTCATCGACCATTCCACTTATTTGGACGACAAGCTGGGCTTCACAACTAAGCAGCAGCTGGACATGATCGAATCATACAAGGAGAACGATTATGACTACTACCGCTGGCTTTATCTTGGCGAGGTCATAGGGCTTGGCACCAACGTTTACAACATGGACCTCTTTCATCCAGCAAATTCAATACCTGACGATGACTACATCACCGATATCTATTACGGCATGGACGCTGGGCACGAAGTGTCCGCAACAACGGTGGTAGCAGTAGGCCTAACTCGTAAGGGTAATGTTTACTTGCTAGACACCTACTACTACTCACCAGCAGGCAAGACAAACAAGAAGCCACCTTCAGAGTTAGCCAGAGATATCCATGACTTCATCGACCAGGTAACAGAGCGCTACGACAAGTATCCAACCCGCTTGACGATGGATTCTGCTGAAGGTGCCTTAGACAATCAGTACTACTCAATGTATGGAATCCGCTGGCACAAGGTCCACAAGCTGAAGGAAGTCGATATGATCGACCGGGTGCAAGACCTATTGGCACAAGGTCGGGTTTACTACCTTGACCAGCCAAATAACCAGATATTTATCAAGGAACACCAAAAATATCAATGGGACGAAAACACGTTAAAGAGTGACAGCCCTAAGGTTATCAAAGAAGACGACCACACGGTCGACGCTTTTAAGTATTGTGTCCTAGATAACGAAAGAGACTTCGGCTTGAAGTGGTAGGAGGTGGACAATGGCTTTTTTGGATACACTTAAGAGATTGTTTTGGAAAGGAAGTGCAGCAGCCGGAATGACTAAAAGCCTAGGTCAGATCATCGACGATCCCCGGATCAACATGCCTGCCGATGAGGTGGAGCGGATTGCGCGGGACAAACGCTATTACATGGATGACTTGAAGCAGGTTACCCACAAAAATTCTTACGGTGACACGCAAAAGCGTGAATTACAGTCACTAAACGTCACTAAGTTGGCCAGCGCTAAATTGGCTAGTTTAATCTTTAACGAGCAGTGCCAGGTCTCCGTCAGCGATGAGACTGCCAATGACTTCCTAGATGACGTTTTTCAGCAAAACGACTTCTACACCACATTTGAGGAAAAGTTGGAAGAATGGATCGCGCTTGGGTCCGGATGTGTCCGGCCGTATGTAGAAAACGGCAAGATTAAACTTGCCTGGGCCACGGCTGACCAAGTATATCCGCTCCAAGCTGATACTAATAAAGTCAACGAATTGGCAATTGCATCCCGGACAACTGAAATCGAAGGTCACCGGACTATTTACTACACGCTTTTGGAACTCCATCAATGGGACAACGGCGATTATGTGATTACTAATGAACTCTACCGTTCAGAAACGTCGGAGACCGTTGGGATTAACGTACCTTTAAACACGTTGGAACAATACGAAAATTTGGAGCCGCAAGTCAAAATTACTGGCTTAAAGTATCCACTATTTGCCTTCTATCGTAACAAAGGTAGCAATAATAAAAACCTCACAAGCCCAATGGGCATGTCGCTGATCGACAATTCTTATACTGTTATCGATGCGATCAACCGAACGCACGACCAATTCGTTGACGAGGTCAAGAAGGGTCAGCGCCGTTTAATTGTTCCGGCTGAATGGCTCAAGACTGGATCAAGTTATGGCGGACAAGCAAGCGAAACGCACCCGCCAATGTTTGACCCAGACGAAACGGTTTACCAGGCAATGTACGGGGATGCCAGTGAAGTTGGCTTCCATGACGCAACCAGCCCTATCAGAGTAGCTGACTACCAGGCAACCATGGACTTCTTCCTGCGTGAGTTTGAAAACCAGACTGGGCTTTCCCAAGGCACGTTTACTACCTCACCTAGCGGTATTCAAACGGCCACCGAGGTGGTCACTAACAACTCCCAGACTTACCAAACCCGATCCAGCTACATCACCCAGGTAGAAAAGACTATCAAGGCCTTGGTCTACGCTATCCTTGAGTTAGCTAGTGTGCCTAGCTTTTATGCTGATGGGCAAGCAAAATGGACCGGTGATGTCGATAGCCTAGACATCACAATCAACTTTAACGATGGCGTTTTTGTCGACCAGGAATCTAAGCGTGCGGCCGACTTGCAGGCTGTCCAAGCCCAGGTGATGCCAAAGAAGCAGTTCTTGATGCGCAACTACGGGCTTGATGAAAAAGAAGCCGATGAATGGTTGGCACAAATCGATGCAGAGAACTCAACGGCTGAACCGGAATTTAACCAGTTTGGCGGTGAATAGCCATGACTCCGGCAGAGAAAGTCGCTGATCAGTACGTAGTTCTGCAACAGCGGATCTTTGGGATGCTGATAGACGCTCTCAAAGGCGTTCGGCCTCGCTTGACAGACCTTAAGGCCGAGGAAATGGTCGAATGGCGGCTTAAAGCCCTGTCACAAATGGGAGCTTTAACCAAGCAGGTGGTTGACTATATTGTCAAGACAACGCCAGAGCTTAAAAAAGCGGTCTATGATGTGATAAAAAAGGGCGGCTTGAAAGTGGGGCAGTCCTTCAACAAGGACCTGGCCAAGCTGTTAAATCAGTCGGTTAAACCTGTTAGCACTGAGATGGTGCAAGTGCTAGACTCCTATGCAGCCCAAACGTGGAAAAGCCTAGACAACAATGTCAACCAGTCGCTTTTGTCCACTAATACTGGCCAGAACCCGGCTCTAAGGGTTTATCAAGATGTTATAAATAAATCTACCTTGGCAGTCACAACTGGGCTTAAAACTCCGCAGGAAGCGATTTTTGACAATATCGACGACTGGGTTAAGACTGGCCTGCCTACCACCTTGATTGATAAAGGCGGCCATAAATGGAGCCTTGAAGGCTATACAAGAACGGTCATTACGACGACCACCTTGCGGACTTATAACGACGTCAGAATGCAATCCTTAAAGGATTACAGCCAAACGTTGGCGATT